GCCGCGTGCGTGCAAGGGTATCGGCCATGATGACTGCTCTCCCGTCAAAGGACAGTGACGGGCGCGAATATCGTGCCCGGGTTGATGAACGCGGGCGAGGGCGCGCCCGGCGTGCCGCCGATCACCCATGTTCCGCTCGGCGCGGCCGGCGAGCCCCCGATCACCCAGCCACCGGCCAGCGCCAGGATGTCGGCGGGTTGCGGCAGGTATTCGGCCGTGACCTGCACGCGCCAATACCAAAGGCCATCGGTGGCTGCCGGCACGAGCTCGGTGGCCAGGTCGGAGGCAAAACGCACCGGCACAGCCGCCGTGTTCTTGCCCGCGGCCGCCGCCACGAGCCCCGGCAGGTTCAGCGTGAAGAAGTCATCCCACGCGTGCGCGTTGACCCACGACAGCCACGTCGCCCACAGCGGCTGGTCCACCATGAACGCGAGCGAGATCTGGTGCGGCAGCACGCGCTGTGCGCGGCGCTGGCGCGAGTTGCCCGCCTCGAACGGCGTGCGCACCAGCCCCGCCGAGATGGCGGCCGAGTGGCCCTCGATGCGCGAGGCGCACGGCAGCGACAGCGGGTAGGCGATCATGCGACGACCTCCTCGAGCGATTCAGGCGGCAGCCCGAACTGCACGTAATCGGCCATCCCGGAATAGATCGAGGCGTCGTAATTGCGTGCCTCGATCGTGACCGTGGCGCCGGCGGGGGTGATCTTGAGCACCGTCCAGTCGGTGACCTCGCTGTTCTGCACCCCGAAGGACAGCGTCGTTGCCTCCTGGCCGCCGACGTTCGCGGCCGTGAGGGTGAACGGCGGCGGACTGGCCAGGTAGATCTCATTGTCGGCGGTGCCGCGGCTGATGTCGGTCTTCTGCGTGGGCGTGCCGGTCGGATCGCGCAGCTGGATCGCCCACGGGCCGCCGGCCGACCAGTCGAGCGCGTGGTCCAGCACCAGGTAGGGCCCGCGGATCGAGGCCACCCGCGCCGATTGCGCCCACTTGACCATGCCGGCGGCCACGCCGATGCGATCGCCCGGCAGGCAGTTCAGGCCCTCGAGCTCGGTGGCGAAGGTGATCGAGGTGCGCTGCTTGGCGCGCTTGTTCTGCGCGAGCTGCGCGACCTGCGCGGCCACCGTCGCATCGGTGCAGCCGAACAGGTCGACCGTCTGGTAGTCCGGCGCGCCGGCGGGGTTGTACACCGACTGCTCGTCGAAGGTCGTCGGGTCGCGGTAGGTCACGCGCACGCCGGCGGGCGTGCCCGGCACGTCGAAGCCTTCGGTCACCGCGAGCGAGCCGGCGACGATGTTCGCGTCGGTGAACAGCTGCGTGCGCACCGCCTGCGTGCCGTCGTGGATGAGCGACATGCGAGAGCCGATCGGCAGCGGTGCGGCGTTGACGGTCTGCACCGACAACGTGAGCGCCTCCCACACGGTCGAGGCCTGGTCGAACACGCCATTGAAGCCCGACGCGCTGGCCCACAGGCTGCGCGAGTTCGTGAGCTCGGTCAGGTCGAGCTCGTCGGCCGAGAGCGGCCGGTTGCCGCCGTAGGGCGCGGTCACGATGTCGGTGAAGATGTCGGCCGGGTTGCTCGTGGGCGCCGTCGCGCCCGAACCGAGCGGCGCCAGGCGGCGCGTCACGCGAAACCGCATCGAGGCCGCAGCGTCTTCGGCCACGCCATTGCTCGCGCGCAGGGCGACCGCGATCAGGGTCACGTTGCCGTAGGTCACCGTGCCAGCCGGCGGCGGGTCGAGCTGGAATTTCAGCCCCGCCCAGATGCACCGGGTAGAGACGTTTGCCTGGTTGAAATTGCCGTTTGTAAGCTGCGCGATCTGCACACGGTAGCGCCCTGAGGCGACCGCCTGCGTCCAGGTCATGCGTTTGGGGGTCGTCTGCGTGCCCGTGATGTGCAGCTGCGTGCTGCTGCCGCCCGCAATGACGTTGCCCGAATTGTCGACCTTGTCCCAATTGATCTGCAGGATGATGTCGCCCTGCGCAATGGCCCCGGCGGAGGTGCCATACAGGCCACCCGGAAACACGAAATCGAGCTCGATCGACGTGCCCGTCTGCCCGGCCTTGCAACAGTCGAAGGGGCCGACCCACTTGCTCGCGGCGGCCGTGGAGTAGGTCGATGCGGGCAGCAGCGCGCTCGCGGCCAGCGCCTGCGAGGGCGTGTAGGCGGTCGCGGTGTAGTTGCCCAGCGTGAAGGTCGGGCTCGAGACGTTGCCATCGAAGGCAACGGTGCAGGCCACGACCGTGCCGATCGAGGGCGACGCGGGCAGCAGCGCGAGCTTGTCCGTGGGCGTCGTTTTCGAGTACAGCGCGACGCCCGAGGCCACGGAGCTCGTCGTCACGTTCGACAGCGCCCAGTAAAACGTCGGGGGAATCCACAGCCCCGCCTCGAGCTGGCCGAGGAGTTCCTGCGTGCCCACGGCGGGCGACGTGACCACGTTCTCGCGCACGCCCGTCTGCCCGTAGATCGTCCCGAAGCGCGAGAAATGCTCCGCGGGCTTGAACGCGCGCCACTGCACGACGCCCGGCGGGATCGGCACGCCCGAGGTGTCGGCGAACAGGATCTCCGAGACGTCGATGTCGCCTAGGCCCGCGCAGAGCACCGCGTGCATCCATTGATCGTTGTTCGAGTCGAAGAAGGTATACGGCTGGGCGGCGAAGTCGGGCAACGCGACCACCGAGCCATAGATCACGGGGATCGGCTGGCCGAGCCGCGCCTGGTTCTGCGGCGGTGCGATGCCATAGACCTGGCTCGGCGCGGGCAGCGTTCCGGCTTGCGGCCGTTTCGGCGCGAACAGCTGGTTCAGCGCGTACCCGATGACATACGCGACGATCGCCTGCGCGACGAGCTCGGCCACGTTCGCCGCGCCCGGCGCGAAGGTGACGAGCACCTCGTCCTCGTCGCGCGTTCGATAGCTGCGATCGACGCACAGCAACTCGCGCACGTAGACCTGGCGCTGCAGGTGCCCGGCGGCCGGCTCGACCGAGTCGAGCCAATCGAGCAGCGGCACGCCGGCCGGGGCGACGAGGCGCCGGCGCCGGCTCGAGTCGAGCGGGTTCAGCAAGACGAGGACGCTTGCCATTCGTAGAACTCCAGCTCGCCGAGCTCCGCGAGCCACCGGCCGAACGACCAGGCCACGACGCCGGGGCCGCGCACGGCGTGCACGATGCGCCCGGCGAACTGCACGCCGGCGTGGGCCTTGTCGGGCGCATAGGCGATCGCGCCGTGCCGCGGATCCACCCGCCGCCAGTCGCTCGGGCGCGCCTCATGGAACAGCGCGCGCGCATGCTCGGGCGTGAGCACGCGCGTGGCGAAGTCGGGCGGCGTGACGAGCTCGAGCCGGCGGCGCACCTCGAGCACCAGCCCCCAGCAGTCGAACGCGGCGGGCCCGCGCGCGCCGAACCGGTACGGCCGGCCGATGAGGTCGTTCAGGTCAGGGAAGGCATGGCGCGTCATCGGTCGAGCCCCGGGAACTTGGCCACGTCGTACCACACGCCGGGAAAGCGCCGGTTGAGCACGTCCGAGCGCCCCGCGACGCCCGAGACCGCGTCCTCGGTGATCTGGATCGAGGTGAACGACAGGCGCAGGGGCGCGGACTGCGGCAGCTGCGTCGCGTCGCCCGTCGACAGGAACTCGCGGTAGACCGCGGAAATCAGCAATTGCGGGTAGTGGTGCGCGTTCTGCACCTCGTCGGCGATGGTCTGGTCGGCATTGGTCAGCGTCACCTGCAGGTCCTGCTGCCCGGCGCCGTCCACCGTGGGCAGCACGACTGCGAAGGGAAAGGGCTGGAAGGTGACGGTCGGATTGCCCGTGGTCTCCAGGCGCGCCGTGAACGCGGCCGGCGCGCTGGTCAGGTAGTAGGTCTTCGTGAAATACGGGTGGGCGAGCTCCAGCGTGGGCCAGATGTCCACGCCCGCCGGCGCGCTCGCGTAGGCGGTGCGCAGGCCGGTGGTGGTGCCGAGGGCGGGCATGGCCTGGTCATCCTTTAGAACGGGGCGGCGTTGCCGCGACTCAGGCCCCAGGATTTCTCGGCGGCCTGGCTGATGTCGTTGCCCCCGCGGCGGAAGTCTGCCGCGATCGAGCGCTTGGTCTCCTGGATGAGGATCTGAAGCGACCCCGCGCTGTCGCGCCGCGCCGAGACCTGGGCGCCCGCATAGTTGTGGATCGCCACGTTCAGCGCCGAGGCGCCCGTCGCGGCCACGCCCAGCGCCCCCGAGGCCGTGCGCTTCAAGGGCATCACCGCCTCGGGGCCGGCCTCGCCCAGCAGCGCCATGGGCACGCGCAGCGGCCCGTTCAGCACGCCGCCGGCCATCATCGGCACCACGCGGCCGCGCGAGAATGCGGCACCGGCCGCTAACTCGCCTCCCGTGCCCGAGGCCGGCGCGCCACCCGAGCCGCTGCCAAAAATGTGCTTGAGCGCATCGAGGATGTACTTCTTCGCCCAGATCTTGAGCAGCGCCGCGATGATCGAGGTCGCCATGGACTCGATGGCCTTGGCCGCCGACTGCGACCCCGTCGACAGGTTGTCGATCAGGCGGTCGTAGCCCTCGCTGAACGCCTGCGCCTCGTCGGTGACCCCGACGAGGTCCTTCTGCGTCTCGTCGGTGAAGGTGCCGACCTGCTTGAGCGACAACGCGAACTCCTTGAGCGCGGCCGAGCCGTTGTCGATCCAGTCGGCGAGGATCTCCTGCTGCTTGGACGAGATGCGCTGCTTCTCGATCCACTCGTTGAAGGACTGGTTCATGTCGTCGAGCACCTGGGCCTGCTGCACGACGTCGTCAGCCGACTGCCGGCGCAGCGCCGCGTCCTTCTTCGCCTGCTCCGCCTCGTCCTTCTGGATGTCGAGATACTCTTTTTCGATCTTCGCCGCGCCCTCGAGGGCGCTCGTGGCGTCCTTGTATGCGGCCTCGCGCACCCGCTGCGCCTCGGCGGCCACGCGCGCGGCCTCGGCTTCGGCCTTGGCCCTTTCGGCCGCCGCTTTCGCGGCCGCATCCGCCTTGGCCTGTGCGTCGAGCCGATCCTGGATGAGCTTGAGCTCCTGGGCCAGCGCCGCGCGGCGCTCGGCCTCCTCCTGCTTGCGCTTGGCGGCCTCGGCATCGGCGTCGCGCGCGGCGTTCTTCTGCGCGTTGTTGAGCTTGATGATCTCGACCGTCGTCTGGTAGGTGTTGTGCTGCAGGTCGGACTGCATCTTGTTGTAATGGTCGGTCGCGTTCGCGAGGTCGTTGATGCCCTCCCACACCGACGTGAACACGATGCCGATGGCCTTGATTTGGCCCACGAACCGGATGAGGTCCTCGGTCACGCCGACGAAGGTCGTGCCGATCGCGCGGCCCGCCTTCTCGAACAGCTCCGACTGCCCGCGCGCATCGACAAGCGCGCCGGTCACGGCGATCAAGCCCGGCAGCATCCCGGCGACGAGCCCCTTGCCCGTCGCGGCGCTCTGGGCCTCGAGGCGCTGGAAGTTGTCGGCGAGCTTGGACGCCTGGTTGATGACGGAGTCGTTGGCGACCTTGCCGAACTGGTCGAGCTCCTCCATCGCCTTGTGGATGCCCTCGGCGCCCTGGCTGAGCAGGGGCACGAGGGTCGGGCCGATCTTGGAGCCGAACAGCTCGATCGCCTCCGAGACCTTGGTCGCGGAGTCGGGCAGCTTGGCGAAGCGGTCGGCGATCTTGTCCATCGCCTCCAGCGTCGTCGAGCCCGCGGTGACGCCCAGCGAGCGCAAGGTCTCGGCCGCCTTGGAGGTGCCCCCGGCCGTCTCGGCGATCGCCGCGGTCAGGTGCGCCATGCCCTTTTCGAGCGTCCCGGCGTCCACACCCGCGAACTGCGCGGCGAACCGCAGGCGCTGCAGGTCGTCGGCCGCGACGCCCACCTTCTGCGCGTCCTTGCCCAGCTGGTCGAAGGATTCGACCAGTCCCTTCACGCTCTCGGTGATCTCCTTGATGCCCAGGCCGATGCCCAGCGCCTCGGCCGCCTTCTTGAGGGTCTCGCCGAACTCGGAGAGCTTGTCGCTGCCTTCCTTGACGGCGTCGTTGAGCTTCTCGAGCTGATGCACGGCCTCGGTCGCATCGACGAGGACCTTGTAGGCGCGTTCGACCGAGGTGAGGGCCATGGCCTACAGGCTCCCCGCGTTCGCACGCGCCGTAATGACGATCATGCCCGAGGCGTGGTGCTTGCGCGTCGTCTCCTGCGGCACCGGGTAGGCTTCGGAATACACCACGCGCACGCGGAACTGCTTGAACGCCGGCCGGCGGCGCAGCTTGTCAGCGGCGACGAACAGAAAGCCCCGGTTCTGGCGCGACTTGGGCGGCTCGCGGCGCTTGCCCTTGACCAGGCGTGCGACGGGATTCAGGCGCCCCGAGTGCGCGACGAGCGTGTTCACGGTGGTCGCATAGGGGACGTTCTGGGGCCGGAGGACCAACTTGTCGCCGGGGCCGAACGCGGGCAGCGCTTCCGAGGAGGTGACCACGCGCGCGGCGCCCCCGACGGGGATGTAGCGCCACTGCCAGCCCGCGGCCAGGTTGTGCAGCGTGCCCGAACGCGCCGTCGTCGACTGGTCGATCGCGTCGCGCAGCGCGTCCTCGACCTCGCGCATGGCCGCCTGCACGAGCACGACGCCGAACAGCACCACGACGCGCCGGTCGACGTCGGCGAGCGTTTGCGTCTGCCCTGAGTCGATCTCGACGACGGAGGGCGGATTGTTGATCGCCGTCTGCTGCGCGACCTCCTCGACCGTGATCGTGCGCACGAGCGCGCGCACGTCGGCCAGGGACTGCGTACTCATCTCGACCAGCAGCCGCTCGCGGGTGAGCCGCTCGCCGCCCAGGGCGACCGAACGCGTGGGCGGGACGACCAGGTTGAACCCGAGCCCCGGGTTCGACATGATGGTCTGCGGCGAGGCCATTGTCGTGCCTCGTCAGGCCGGCGCGATGCCGGGTGCGAGCCAGTGCCCCGCGATCGACCAGGCGCGAAAGGCCGGCTCGTACAGGTCGAGCTCTTGCTGCAGCCGCCACCCCGGCGCGCCGGCCATGGCCGAGCGCGCGTTCGCGTTGAGCGCGCGCGCGTCCTCGTAGCCCTGGGCCCATACGGTGACGGCAAGCAGCGTGTCGCCGAGATAGGCTGCGTCGCTGCACAGGTCCTCGTAGCCCGCGGTCGAGAACGACAGGCGCTGCAGGATCACCACGGGCAGCGACGGCGGCTCGGCGCTCGCCTCGAACGGCGCCCAGCCCCAATGGACCGGCGTCGGCGCCAGCGCCTGCGCCAGCAGCGCCGCGACATCGCGTTCGGGCGTGGCGCTAGGCACGGGGGAACATCCTGCGCAGGTCGTCGCGCGTCAGGCTGCCCAACGGAATGGCGTCGTCGTTGGCCGCGGGCCGCGCGCCGCGCTCGGCGGCGAAATAGTCGAACCAGCCCTGTACCTCGCGATTCGACAGGTGCTCGAGCGCCGCCACGCTGGTGCCGAGTTGGTGCGCCACGAAGAACAGGGCACGGCGCGCGGCGCTCATGGCTCCCCCAGGGGCGGCGCCCCGCTGCTCTGGGCGGCCTCGTCGACCGAGCGCACCGGACGCAGGCCGTGCAGCTCGAGCGCGCGGCGCATCGCTTCGCCGAGCGCGAGCGTCAGATGGCCCGGTGCGCGGTCCAGCGTGCGCAAGCCCACGGGCACGCCGTCGACGTACAACGAGGCTGCCAGGAGCGCCTCGGCGAACTCCTCCGAGGGGGCGCTGCGCATGAGGCGCTTCACGTCGCCGTGCGTGAGTTCGCGCAGCTGCGGCTCGGGGCCGAGCGCGGCGAGCTCGGGGCGGGGTTCGCGCACCAGGTCGAAGGTCACGAGGTCGGCGTTGGCGGCCTCGGCCGGATCGCCGAACGCGGTGCGGTCGTCCATGGTCAATGCGTCCACGAGTAGGTCGGAATCTCGGTGAAGGTGCCCGTGCCGTTGAACTGCAAGCCCTGGTTCGTCGCGGCAGTGATCGAGATCTCGCCCACCTGGAGCGGGCCGAAGATGTAGCCCCCTTCATCGGTGTAGTCGATCAGCGCCCACACCACTGGCTTCGGGTCGGTCACGCTCGCGCGCCACAGGTTCTTGTAGCCCTCGGAATCCTTGTCCGAGAAGCCCTGGAAGGTGATCGTCGGCGGCTTCGCGTCGCCCAACTTGGTCTCCGAGCCGCACATGTCGTCGAGCTGGATCGAGGCGGGCGCCTGGCCCGCGACGGTCACCGTGGCCATGCAGGCGGTGAGCAGCCCCACCGCGCCGGCCTTCGAGAAGGGCGTCAGCGAGCCCGCGGTCGGTTTCGGCGTGCCGAGCTTGGTCGGATCGGCATCGGCCAGGGTCACCGTCGTCGCCGTGGCCGAGGCCACGCGAAACGCCTGGCCGTCCAGGTACGGGTCGTTCGTGCCGGAAAGCACTGCCATGTCGTCGGCCGCGAGGGTCGTCGCGCCCACGGTGAGCACGAGCTGGGCGCCCGTGGCATCGATGCTCGTGATCGGAATCGCAGGCGGATCGGCCGCGCCGACGACGGACAGCCACAGGTGGGCATCGCTGACGATCTTGGACATGGGCGGGCCTCCGTCCTTCCTAAGGTTGCGAGGTGCCGCCAGTGGCGGCGATGGTGAGCTGCTCGCGCGCGTGCGAGGGCAGGATCGCGACGAAGTCGAACGTGCGCGGCGCGTCGCCGTCCAGCTCGACTCCGCGCATGTTCGGTTCGACCGTCACGCCCGGCGTCTCGCGCAGCGTGATGCGCCAGCTCGCGCCCGCGAGCTCGCGGTCGGCGGCAAGGAACTCGCGCCCGCTGATGGCATCGATCGCCGCGGGCACCGCCTCGAGGCCGGGCACCGTGGCCCACGTCTTCACGACGCCCGAGTAGCCGTCGCCCGATACCGTGGGCGACTGGATCTCGAGCCAGTGGCGCAGCAGCCCGGCTTTCATGCGCTGGGCCTCCACACGGCGCCGAGCTCGCCGCGGAACTCGGCATCGACGAGCGCCGCGGACGACTCGCGGTTCTCGTAATAGCCGCTCGTCAGCCGCAGCACCACGGCCGACACGGCCGGCGCGAGGTTGGCCGGATCCTCGACGCCCACGTCGGCAGTCATCGCCCAGGGCGGCGTCGTCGCCGGGATCGCAGGGCCGACGAGATAGCTCGTGGCCGAGCCGCCGAGGTCGGCCTGCTCGATCGAATAGCTGGCGGCCTGGTCGGCACCGTCGCCGTCGACGAGGGTGAAGGCCGACACGTTGTTCACCGGCAGCGGCAGTCGGGCCGTTCCCGGCGGCTGGCCGGCGCTGCTGTAGGGCACGCACGGGCACGGGTAGGCGTTCGGCGGCTGCAGCGCGAAGGTCGCCGGGTTGACGTTGATGTTGCTCTGGCGCTCGACCGTGTCGATCGCCTGCGCGAGATAGGCCGCGATGAGCGAGTCGTCCCTCGTATGCGTGACGCGCAGGTGCGCCTTGGCGGTGTCCAGCATGGCCTGCGGCAGCGTGGTGCGGTCCACCGTGAGGAGGTTTTCGTTCCACGACGGCGTCACGGCGCACCCCCGGCGGCCGAGGCGGCCGGCGCCGCGGACACGTTCGCGTGACAGCCGACCAGGCACGCAGGCTCGACCAGCAGCAGCGTGCAGCCCGCGCCGAGTGCGGCGGGCGCCAGCGCGAGCGCGGCCAGCAGCGCAAGCGACGCGGCCGGGCCCGGGCGTTCCCTGTGCAGCATTTACCCGGCCCCCCCACCCTTGAGCGCATCAACCTCGCCGGCGAGCGCCTCGAGGTCGCGCCGTAGCCCTTCGGTGGCCGCGAGCGCCTGCGCGCCGATCTCGCCCGCGTCGTTGGCGGCCGTCGCGCTGCGTTGCACGGCCTCGACGAGCCCGGCTTCCCGCGCGGCCACGTCGCGCGCGGTCGCCGCGGCATCCTGCGCCACCGCGTAGGGCGCCTTCAGCGCGCGCTCGATGTCGCTGGTCTTCGGCGCCTTGGGCACGAAGAGAATGGTCGCCTGGCCGTCGTGCAGGAACCGCGCATCGTGCTCGGTGAAAACGTCGCCCGCCGCGAGCGTCTCGGGCCGCGCCTTGAACACGCGAAAGCCGCCCGTGCCGAGCCGCTCCCAATGCTCGGCGTCGTCGCCGGGCGGCCGGCCGAGCGCGGCGCGCACGCCCGCGCGCACGCGGTAGGTGCGCCCGACATCGGTCTGCACGATGTCGCCCGCGGCGTAGACGGCCGCGGCCGACCACGCCGGCGCATTGCAGTACGCCTCGAACGCGCGCGCGACGGCCGCGTGTCCCTCGGCGCGCAGCTCCGCGGCGAGCGCGTCGACCGCCGCGCGCACGAGCGCGGCCACGTCGGGCAGCGGCACGGCGCGCGGCGGCCCGCTGCGCTGGATGAGCGCGAGCGCGCCGTCGGCGTCGAGCGCGAAGGCGGCCACGGGGTCGTGCGCGATGCCGCGCAGCGTGGCCACCTCGAGCTGCGCGAGTTCGAGCCGGTGCACCGCGTCGGCGAGGTCGCGCCGCACGCCGAGGATCTCCTCGGCGTGCGCGGCTTGCGCCGCGGCCAGGTCGGCCGCGCACTCGCGGCGGATCTCGAGCCGCAGCGCCGCCATGCGCTCGGCCACCACGCCGGCCAATTCCTCGAGGAGCTCGTCGTCCATGGCTTAAGCGCCCTCCTTCAACAGCGCGGCCAGGCGCCGGTCGAACACGAACGCCTGCGCACGCCGGGCGCTGGCCGGGGGCGGCGCCAGGTCGGGCGCCGGATCATCGGCCGGCGATGGGTTCGTGCCGTCGGCCGGCGCCGGGTTCGGCGTGGGCATCGTGGGCAGCTGCGAGGTGGGCGGCTCGGGCGGCATCTCGAGCCGATCGAGCTCGGCCTGCGCGAGTTCGGCGGCGAGCGTCAGCGGCACCATCTGGCGCTGGACGAACAATTGATCGCCGCCGGCGGCCGGGCCCACGCCGAGCGTGCGCCGCCCCTCGTCGGGCATCATGACGCCGCCTTGCACGAGCTTGGCCAGCGCCTCGGCCTGCGTGGCCATGTCCGAGCGCAGCAGCGCCTCGGTGGACATCTCGATCAGGTCGGAGCGCCCGTCCATGCGAAACAGGCGATCCAGCTCGCGCTCGAACCGCTCGATCAGGCCGCCCAGCGACACGCTCAGCCAGTGCCGCATCAGGGCCTCGGCGTTGCGCACCTCGCCCGAGGACAAGTCGCCGTACATCGGCGGGGGCACGCCGGCGCAGCGCGCGATCTCCTCGTTCGAGAAGCGCAAGGACGAAATCACGCTCTCGTCGATCGCGTTGAGCGAGACGCCCGTCATCTTGACGCCGCCGCCCAGGATCGGGATGCCGCCCGTGGCCCACTTCGCGGCCTGCTCGTCGAAGGCAGCGCGCAGGTCCTGCATCTGCTTGCGGTCGAGGGGCAGGTCCGTTGACAGCACGGTGGACACCCTGCGCATGTTCTCGACGAACAACAATTGCGAGCGCGAGAGCGCCACGTTGACGCCGGCGGCCAGGCCCGCGGCCGCGAACGGGCTCTCGCCCACGAGCGGGTGGCGCGGCGTGCGCCAGCGCAGGTGCATCACGTTGGCGGCCGGCAGCACGAACAGGCGGCCGGCCTCCACGTCGGCCACCGACGCGTCGGGGCTGAACATCAGCTCGAGCGAGTTCGAGCAGAAGTAGTAGACCTCGCGCGTTTCGGGGTCGATGCGCGGCGTCCACAGGCCCCGCGGTATCAGGTGCAGCGCCTGCGGCTCGTTGCGGCCGTTCACCTGCGCGATGACGAGCGCCTCGCCGCACAACCAGTCGCAGGCGATGCGCGCGAACAGCGTGGCGCCCGATTCGTAGTCGTTGGGCTGCACGAGCAGCCGCGCCGCGGGCGAGGTCATCACCTCCTCCACGGCGCCGGTCGACAGGGTCGTGCGCTTGTGGTGGGGGCGCAGCTGCGCGAAGGCGTTCGCGTAGAGCGTGAAGATCGCCTCGACGACGGGCATGATGCCGCCGCCCAAACGGTCGAGGTTGCGCTGCCAGCCCGTGCCGTCCAGCGGATCCAGCGCATGCAGGCAGCCACCGAGCGCACGATCGAAGCCGAAGGCGGCGAACAGCGGGCCCATGGCGGGCTGCACGTTTGGGAATCCGAAACCGAATCCGAGCGCGCCGGCCCAGGAACGGGCGACCGTGAGCGCGCGCGAGGCCACGGCGTCCTACTCCTTCGTGTCGCGCCGGCGGCGCGCCGCGGCGGCAGTCGGTGCGGCCGAGGCCGCGGCCTGGCGCAGCGCCGCGCGGGCGGCGGCCCACGCCGGTGAGCCCGCGACGTAGCGCAGGTGTTCGGCCGAGCGGTGCGGCTCGAGCGCCTCGACCCGGTGCTCGGCGACGAGCCGCGCGGCGAGCTCCGGGGCGCAGGGCAGCAGTCCGGCGCGCTCCTCGAGCTCAGGCACCGGGTCGAAGGCGAACACGAGCACGAGGCTCATTCGTCGATCCCGGTGGGTTCTTCGCGCCGGCGCAGGATCTTGCGCGGGGGCGGCGGCGGGGATGGCGGTGGCGCGGGCGGCGCGGACAGTGCCTTGGGCGCGGGCTCGCCGGGATACGGCGCGAACGGGTTCGGCGCCTCCGGGTGCACGAAGCCGGCGGTGGGCAGTGCATCAGGGTGCTCGAGGGTGCCGGCGTGCTTGTTGGCGATGAGCCAGTCGGCCTCGGCGTCGTCGGCGACCTCGACCCATTCGCCTGGGGCCACGTGGTAGGCGGCGGCCACCGCCGGGTCGGCGATGTAGACGGATTTCATGGTGATGCGGCCCCTCGAGGAAAAGGCCCGGCACCGCGGGACGGCGCCGGGGGCGCGAAAGTCTGTGGCGCGGGCTGGACAACTGCTTTCGGAGAGATCCCGGCGCCAGCAAACGGGGCCAAATTCAAGGCGGCGGCCACCAGCGCACCAGCAGCGCCAGCGCGGCGAGCGCCAGGCCGAGCGGCACGAGCGCCACGCGCTTGTTGGTCACGCCCACGGTGGCGAGCGCGAGCACCACGAGCGCCACCGCGAGGAGGAGGAACGCGATCACCACGTGATCCCGGTCAATTGCTGCACGGCGCCCGCGCGCGTGACGGCGAAGGACGCCGGGATCACCATGCGCAGGCCCAGTGACCAGGTCTGGAACAGCGACAGCGCGGTCGCGTTCGCCACCGAGGCGCCAGTGCCACCCAATACCGGAATGCCACCGTCGGGGACCACCTCGTGCGCGACGGTGCCCACCGCACCGCCGCCCGGCGCAGCGCCGGCTTGCGTGGGTGCCGTCAGGTCGGCGTTGGCCAGCGTCAGCGTCGCCTCCTCGCTCGAGTCGAACTCGAGCGGGTCGATCGCCGAGACGAACTTCTCGGCCGCCACCGCGATGGCGGTGTTGGCCGCCACGAACTGCGAGGGCACGACCCGGAACCCGAGCGCACTGGTCGCCCCGTCGGGGAACACCGGCTGCCCGAGCGCGTTGACCATGGTGCGCAGGTCGAACGCCTTGCCCTGGGGCACCAGCAGCATCGGCAGCTCGCCGATGTTGGCCGCCGTGAAGGCGTCCGTCACGGCCTGCAGGTCGGTGCGCAGTGCGTTGTAGCCGCCGCCCGCCGCGCCCGCGATCGGCGTGACGCCGTTCAGCAGGCCCGCGGGGCGCACGCCCGTGACTTCAGGCGAGGCGTCGACGAGCGAGGAGTCCAGCAGGTTCGAGAGGAACTGCTGCAGCATTGTCTGCATCGTCGCCACGGCGGCCGGGTCGCTGACGCGCTGCAGCTCCTTGGTGACCGGGATGATGCCGCCGAGCTTGTAGTTGTACAGCCGCTTCGAGGTGAAGGCGCCGCTGACCACGGGGATGACGCCGCCCTCGCCGACCCAGGCGCCGTTGACGGTCGTGCCCACGTTCATCTGCGGGACGAGCACCGAGTGCGCCCCGTTGAACATCAGCGCCGTGCCCGCGGCCGACAGGATCGGCCAGATCGAGTTCGGGTTGAGCGTCTTGTCCAGCAGCGCGCGCGTCTCAAATCGCACGAGCTCGGCCGCCCAGCCGGCGGTCGTCGCGTCGGCCACGCCGACGGCCGTGCGCGCGATGCCGAGCATTTCGGAGTCGCTCGCAAACACGTCGTTGGCCACGTCCTCGAGCGAGCGCCGGC